AAGTAAACAAGCAGCGAGGACAGGAAATGTACGGAAAAAAACGTAAACCTAAAAAGTCTATGATGAATGGCGGCTATGGCAAAGGCAGCTAAACATTACTTACCAAGTGGCAAAGAGTACACCGGGCCTACACATAAGATGCCCGACGGCTCTTTGCATACTGGAGCAAAGCACACAAAAAGCAGTCAGGTTTTGTCGCATAAGAAACCAAAGTCTATGATGAACAAGAAGTAGACTATGGTCTTGGCATAGGCTTTACGTAATCTTTGGAAACTACGTTAGTGCCTTTGCAATATAAAGATACGTCACTGTCGTAAGGCTCAAGTATATCTGACATATGCTCTAAGCTGTATGAGCAATCATCAAAGCTTGGTAGCAGTATGCTTGTCTTTAGCTCTTCACCTTGGACAAAGTAACTTATCATCAAAAATGTAAAATACGTTTTAATCATTTGTTTTTCTCCAAGCATACAACGCGCCAGCAGCCAATGCGCTTATTAACAATTTACCTATAATCTGTCCTTCTATAAAGGCTAATGATCCAAAGGCTATGGATAAGAATGCTACGCTATCTACGACAGAACCTACGCCGCCGGAAGCTAGGATAGCTAAAGGTTTATTCTTCTGTCTTAACTTAGCGTACACAAAGAAGTCAGAGAGTTCTGATATTGAGAACGCAATGAAACTTGCCAATGCTATGTATGGATTTGCTAAGAAGTAGGAAAGAATTGCGCCAATCACGACAGCGGCAAGAGCATACTTTGCACCCATCCACTCGTGAACTAAGTCCCTCAGAACCAGTGCAGCTCCTATCATCAATACGCCTGATGGTGCAGTTATTCCAAACCCTAATGGTATAAGGCATGGGCCATCTGGCACACAAACAGTACCTACGTTTGAAATCATCCAGTTAGCCGCTGGAACGGTAGCAACATAACCTGCAAATGCAAAATAGTTTTTCATAGTATCATTTCCTTTTGTTCTGGACGCAGCTCCCATCCTACTGGGCATTGTATTGCGTCGATCCTCCTTGCCATCCGCTCGGGACAGATGTTTAGTTCATTATGATGTCGTGCCACATTGGCACTATCAGCACTGGCAAAAGGCCACTTGTCTCCAGACAAAGCCAACCCTCGAAGCATATGCACCCAAGGAATTGATCCACGTTTGGATATAGCATTGAACGCCTCGTCTGCTCTTCTCTCCCAAGGAGCAGATCCTACTTGCCAATACTTCCCACTTGACCCGAAACAAATTTTCCCGAATCCCAGGTCAAGCAGTTTTAATAGATGGTCTATTGGTTCAGCCATGTGCCACACGATTGCACTGCAATCTTTTCTGTGAGGCCATTGCTTTATTAAATGCAGATTATCTTCTGGCTCACCATCAATTACATCAGGCACAACTGCCCAATGCGGATGGGATAATCGTGACTCAAGCCATGTATAATAATCAACCCAATCTGTTGCTTTGCCTTTAGTAAAAGCGGAAAAAGCACCATTATCCCACATAACGGATTGAGCGTTTAGCAAGCACCAATCCCCATCTCGTTTGTCTGCAAACGAAACACAGAAATGTTTACCAGCCATAGCTAATAGTTTTGATCGTGGCGTTATTGGTGTACCGTGATAATGTAGCATTTCTCTTGTAAGACTTTTATTATTAATTTATTGTTGTGTCTGGGGCAGAACCTCCGTCTGCCCCACGACTTACTTCCAAGGCTCCATAGGCAGCGTTATATTACGCTTACGTTCTACAGTGTCTATTGTTGTCTTGCCTGTACCGTTTGCCCGATGAAACTCCACACCCATCCTATACGCAAGTGTGCGTAAGTTAGACGGATCTATGCCTAACTTATCAGCAGCAGTTTTTATAGTATAATCTTTATACTGCTCAAGAAGTTCTTTTGTCTCGTAGTAATAACGAGTTTTTAAAGCTGGGTATGGTTTCATGGCTAGAATGGAATTTCATCCTCTCCCAAAGGAGGTTCAGTTGTTTGTTGTTGCTGCTGCATTGGCTGCTCTTCCATTGGTTTGTTAGGAAACAAAGGAAAGCTTGCAACTTTGGGCCACATTTTTGGATCATCTCCGTTTCGATGTTGCAGTTGTACGCTTACAGATATTCCATGATCTATCATTGCTTTCTTTACCTTCTCAGCTACGGCAAGCGTAGCCTGGTCAAAGCGTTTGTCCTTTGGCACGTTAATCCATGCTGAAGCTCTCATTTCTACAGCCTGTCCGTTGTTCATAAAGCCATCTATTGTTAGTGACTTTACTCCTAGTGTTGGTCTATTGCTCAAAGCTATTCTCCTTTTCTGTTAATCTTTGCACTAGCCTTTGAAATAATTGTGGATACTGATTTTTAAGCTCTTCTAACCAAGCATCATCAGTTTTTCTATCAACGTCAGCAAGTTCTCGTTTGGACTTTGCCGCCTGATATTGTTCGGTAAGGCTTTTACACCACGCCACCCACTCACCTTGGTTCTGTGGCATACCGTTGGTCTGTACTTGCGTTTCATCTATCGCCTGTTCTTTTCTCTTGGCTGCAACAAGCTCATTCGCTGAAGCATAGCTACCACCGTGTAGCCCAATCGATGCTAAGGCTCTACCTATCGCTGAGGTTTCACAGTTTTCTATGGCGCTTGTTTTGTTTACGTTTGAAGAACCGCGTATTTCTTCAGCGTACCCACTGCCGATTATCATTCCGTCTTTGTTCTTAATGAAGGCTTGCACTATAACACGTTGTCCATTGTCATCAACGATATTTGTTTCAATGCCCATATCAGTACCAAAAGCTTTCCGAAAAGCTTCAACACGTACAAATACTTCTGTGTACTTTTTACCACCACGTTGCGTAACACCGTGAGTACGGTTGAGGTCGTTAACCTCAGCCATTGCTTTAATTAAATCTGTCATCTTTTACCAAACAATCCTTTCGCCATCATAAAAAACTCAGGCGCTAAATCACGCCACACAAAACTGTCTGCAAAATGCGGATCAGTTAAATTAAGCAGATCAACTACATCATCTGCAACTTTCATTAATTTTTCTCTGCGTCTGCAAGCTACAGAAATATCGTGCAACGCATGTTCAAGCTCTTGCTCTGTAGGCTCTAAGACTACGTAGCCTAACCTATTAGCATAGACAATCTTAGGCACTATCTTTGACAAATGCCAATACCCGGCAAGCTGTGTCATATGCGGTGCTTTTATTTTCTTGGGTAATGAGTTTGCTCGTGGGCTGTCCGTATGTGCTTGCTGATCCCATTGTGTTTTAAGCTCTACACGCCCCTCTCCGTAATCTGGTTTTCCAAAGTACGGTAGCTCACAATGCGGTATGTTGCCGAATAGATCTATCTCTCCGACAATACGGTTAGCTCCTGACATTGCCTCACGTATGCCACTAGCCGCGTTTTCACAGACCAAAGAAAACTCAGCCATTGTTGGTTCTTTGGATTTCTTGCCCTCACTATCATAACAAATGTTTTCTCTGTGAGCTAACACAGCCTTGTCTACATCGTGGTCATGCCAGTAGGGTGGCTCGTATCCATGTAGCATATTAATTGCTTCACCGTAGGCTTCCGTTACGTCTGCATCTTCCACAAGCAACATATCTGTATAGACTTGTACGGCTCTACCACTGACCATGTTTGTGTTGTCGCTGTACTGAGTTTTGCCTTGTGGGTCTTTGTAGTAGGCACTATCGTACAATACTTTCCTTGCCCAACCCTGATCGCCCTCAACGTCACCGCGTAGTATTGCCCACGCTTTATCGCGCATTGGGCGCAGCACTGACTTATCAAAGAATGCCCAGGCATCAGGTGTGCTCGGATTGCTATGCCACTTGTAATTGAACCTATCAGCCCAGTCTGTTTTTCGTATGCCCATTTGTTATACCTCTTGACATTTAGTGACAAAGATGCACGATATGTCAAATATAGTCAAGGGGTTTTATAGATGAAATTAGAAGAATATCGTAAAAACGCAAAGATGACATTGAAGCAGCTTGCAGAAAAAGTAGGTGCTCCACATGCTACAGTTGTACGGCGTTGGTGTTTGCCTATCGACCACAAGGATTACAAGATACCATCTGCTAAGTATATGAATTTAATACAAGATGCGACGATGGGGCAAGTTACGCCCAATGATTTTTACAGGTGATTTATGGGTGGCAAGGCGAGCAGAGACAAGGGCGCAAATTTTGAGCGTGAGATAGTAAACCTACATAAATCATGGGGCGTTGATGCGGAGCGTATTCCGTTGTCAGGAGCTGTCAAAGGGAATTATTCGGGTGATTTGAAGATCGGCCCACAACAGGCTTTGCTTGCTGAGTGCAAGCGAAGAGCCAGAGCATACCAGGATTTGTATGATGCTTTGGATCAGGACGGTAGCGATATGCTATTTGTCCGTAAAGACCGGGAGCGCACGTTGGTTGTGCTACCGATAGAAACATATGAAACATTCTTAGAATGGATTGGCTGGAAAAAAACAACGGAGGAATAAATGCCATACACAGAAACAGGCGTAGGTTATCAAAAGACCGACACAAGCAAAGCAGCGGCGAACAGTAATTACAAAGGCAAGCTTACGATACGTGATCGAGTGTATCAATTGCTTGAGAAAACATCAGTATCATTGTCAACGGAAGATATAGCGGAGCTATTGAACGTACCATACGGCTCAGTGCAGCCACGTTTATCGGAGCTACAGAACGAGGACAAGGTAGTTGACAGTGGAGAGCGTGGTAAGACTAAATGGGGTAAGTCATGTATATTGTGGAGGGCGAAATGACTGTAGTTTATCAGCTATCAAACGGTACAAAGTACGAGGTTCAAACTGAGGATTGCAAGTACTGTGATGGTGAGGGTTTTTACCTAGCAGAAGTACCCTACGTAGACTATTACAACGGAGGCTTTCTCAAGGAAGAGAGACGTTGTTGTGAGGAGTGTGGAGGCAGTGGTTTTACTGTTGTAGATGGTGAATAAAGATCCATACAAACTACCAGAAGGTAACACATTGATAAGTGTAAGCGGAGGGCGCACCAGCGCCTTCATGCTTTATGAAATCCTATGTAGGTATGACGGTGATTTGCCATCTAACTGCAAGGTATTGTTTGCAAATACCGGGCGAGAAATGGATGGTACTTTAGATTTTGTGCGCGACTTGGAGGTTCATTGGAATGTTCCCATCGTTTGGTTGGAATATGATCGTGCGCCGCATGAGAAAAGAAAGAATGGAACTGCATCATTCAAGCGTGTTGTTTGGTCGGATGCGTCTCGAAACGGAGAGCCGTTTGATAAGTATTTATCTTTTAATATGCTACCAAATGTTTTTCGCCGGGGCTGTACTCAAGAGTTAAAAGTAAAGACAATGCGTAGGTATTTGCTATCTATTGGTTGGAAGCAGTGGGCTAACATCATTGGCATAAGAGCCGATGAAGCTAGACGTGTCAAAGATAGTAAAGACAAAAGAACTGAAAACCTTTTTCCATTAGTTCATGCTGGTGTTTCTCAACGCGATGTTATGGATTTTTGGAAAGACAAATCTTTTGATTTAAAGATTACACCTGGTTCTGGAAACTGTGATGGATGTTTTCTAAAGTCTGAAGCTACGTTGGCTGCTATGTGGAGAGAACATCCAGACCGTATGGAATGGTGGGCAGCGTGGGAAAAAAAGACCGCAAATACATTTAACGATAGCCGCACTTACAAAGAACTTGGAGACTTCGTAGACAAGCAAGGAGATTGGATCTTTGATAACGAGGCGTTTCTTTGTCAGGCAGACGATGGGGAGTGTACAGGATGAACAAGTTAGTTTGCAAAGCATGTAACAGAGAGCATGATGTTAATCGAGGTGGCTGGATAATTCTAGCCACCGGGGATCTTATCTGTGATCCGGCAGACAAGCCAGAATGTTGGGAAAAGATCAGTGATTGGTACATCCAGAAACGTGCTCAAAATCCTACGTTGACCTACTCTGAAAATAGGGGGTTGACAAATGCCAATACGTAAGTACGCTAACGCGAGGTCTACAGACCGAGATAGTGATTACAGTGTAAGTGATTACAGTGCTAATCACAGTGTATACACTGAAACTACTAATAATATACATAGTAATAGCACTGTAATACAGAAAGACAGTGTATTACAGACAGACAGTGTAATCACTGACACTGTATTACAGCAGCCGGGTGATTCGGTTTTGCCTACGTTGACTAAGGCGTTGACCAGGATGCACCCCCGGTACAAAGAAGGCAAAGCGAAACGACAGAATGATCCGTTGGCGTGGCGTATCGAAAAAATCCTACGTAGACTAAGACCCATGCTTTCTACAGAAAATTTTATAGAAGTTTCTCAAGAGTTCACTATGTCAGACCCTATGCAGCGCGTAGCACTCGCGGACAAGCTTGAGAAATGGCTAGAACTAAGTTTAGATAGGCAAGGGTAGGCAAAAATAAAAAGCCCCATTTCTGGGGCTTCTCTGTGGCTCTGAGACGTTAGCTATCTGTTAGGCATTTGTAATCCTTTCTTTGTATACCTCAAGTCATGCGATTGCATGAGAACGCACCGCCGAAACGGTGCTATCTGATACAATCAAATTGTTTGATAAATTTCTAAAGCTTGATTTTCAGCAATGTCATTTAAGATTGTAACGTCATTGTATTTATTCTTGATAAACTCTTTTAAAAGCCAATCAGGTTTATCTTTGGGCTTATTCCATTGGGCAACCCTAAGCTCGTCATTCTCTTTGATCTGAGCCACTACACAACGCTTCAAAAGCCTTTTGAGATCTTTCTTGGTGAGGTACTCAAAGACTTGAGCATGACACCAACTTTCTAGAGTTTGCTCAAATCCGTCAGGTGCCCAATCATAGACACCAACATCCGTTTTAGGCAATGATTTGAAATAGGCTTCAACCTCTCTGAATTTGCCCATCCAATCACCGTTAAACTTTTGATGGTGGTTGACGCGATCAGCTCCTCCATGTCCGTCATTGTCAACATGAGCAAAGGGTTTACCGTCAAGATAAATGACACCCTCAAAACAGTAAGTTTCTTGACTTGCAAAGTCACAGTATTTGATTGCTTTTAATTCTAGTTTCATTTTAGTTCCTCCGTTAAGGTGTTAAAAAAATCCATGCCGCAACTAATCCAAAGATTAGAGCGCATGAGGCTACATCGCTAAGTTTGATGTTCTTGATAATTGTGATTAGTTCTGAGATTGTCATTGTACGACACCACCACCACCAAAGATTTCAAAGGTGATACCGTCATAATATTTAACAACCTCACCATTTGGTAGATTGACGAACCATTCAAAGTTCTCTTGCCATACATCAAAACGCAATGCGAATTGATTAGAGGCTTGATTCATTTTGCGCTTAGTTGTGACGGTTTCCCACCCATCAGTGTTAAGCGTAACCTTGTTGTCATTCCATGCAACAATTTGTGTTTGGTGATATGTTACACCGCCGCTACTATCTTTGTTCCACCATGTAGTAGCGTAGTTGCTAAGTTTATCCATTCTAGGCATTTGTTCCTCCGTATAATTTCTCTTCAGCCCAAAAAACAAAAGACTGTAGTTCGTCTCCCTCTGAGATATTGTTGTCACTTGCACATTGTTTAAGGGCTGATCTCGGTTCAAGATCCTCAAACATATCAAGTAAGGTTAAAGCTTCATCAAAAGCTTGTGAAAATCTACCGTCTGTCATTTAGCAATCCTCCTCACTCATCCAACAAATTCCCCATGCAACATCATAGAGACCATCTTTGTTAGGTTGTTGGTTCTTGAAATCTTCCCAATATTCTTGGTCATCTTCATCAATGAAACTCTCAGGAAACACATCTTTCACGATTTTTTGAAACGTGGACTTGTCAGTATAAGGTTGTAACCATCCATTCCAACGACCATCAGACGGTTTATAAAAACCCTCATAAATGGGATCGTTTTCATCGTTGTACAATCCAAAGTTTGTTTTGATATATTCTGTCATTGTATACCTCTTTGTTGTTATGCCCTCATTCTATAGAAGTGACACGCCGTGTCAACTAAATAATTATTTGTAATCTATCGCCGCTTAGTTTATGATTATGACACGGTACAAGGTTCCTAGCCTGTGACTTTGTATGCCTCAATAACTAGCCCCTCTTTATGGGGGGCGCTTTTTGAAGGAAATCAATTTGAGTAGACGAAGTGTAAATACGGTGATTATGGAGAAAATCGTTGACCGCCTAGCATCAGGTGAGACGCTTGTTGACATCACAAAAGATAAGGCAATGCCGAGCTATAGAGCCGTCACAAGAGCCGTCGCAGCTGACGAGGATTTATGGGCGCTTTATCGTAAAGGGCGTATTCTCCAAGCCGAGTTTTACGCTGACAAAATCAATGGGCTTGCAATGGAACCATTGCCTGAGGGTGATGTGCGTTTTCTCAATGCTGAGGTAAACAGACGGCGCTTAGAGATTGACACGCTGAAATGGACAACAGCAAGAAACCAACCATTCGGAATACGTGACAAGAAAGAAGATCAACCGCAAGCTCAGACCTTCACGATTTCATGGAGCGGAGGGGATACCGCTGTGAGTGCACATGAGGATGAAGAGGTCTTGCATTGAAAGCACTAGCCAACATCCTGAGTGGCCGAGGTACGCGCGTGAATGACAAAACGTTTTCGCATAATATGTATTATGTTAACAAAACGCCTTATTTGCTGTAGTTTGCCGCATTTTTGGCAATACAGACCCCCCACCCTCCCAGAATCACCGCGCCTCTTCTTACTACATAATATACCTGCGAAGCAGTTACCGTGCCACACACACTGACCCCAGACCAACACGCAATGCTTGGACACCTCTCAGCGCTGCGGAGAAGCGTTGTAAAGGGCGAAAGCCATCAGGAGCAGTTTGAGGCTGCGGTATTGCTTATTGATCTGTACGAGGCTATCTTAGAGTTAAATGGCATATTGATATATGAAGATCAGGAGAGGATTGTTCGGCAGTGACGCATATAGAGATACCATATCAGCCGCGTCCATTGCAGATGGAGTTGCACAATGAGATGCAAGAGAAGCGGTGGGGTGTTGTTGTATGTCATCGAAGGTTTGGCAAGACTGTTTGGGCTATTAATCATATATTGAGGCATTCTCTTCTTAGCAACAAGAGCAACCCGAGGTATGCGTATATGGCTCCGACGTATAGGCAAGCTAAGAATGTGGCTTGGGATTATCTAAAGCATTTTGCTGGTAAGATACCGAATGTGAAGTTTCATGAGACGGAGTTGCGGTGTGACTTGCCTACTGGTGGTAGGATTAGTTTGTTGGGTGCTGAAAACCCGGATAGTTTACGTGGGATATATTTGGATGGGTGTGTGATGGACGAGGTTGCTGACATGCCAGAAAGTGTGTTTCCAGAAGTATTAAGGCCAGCATTATCTGATAGGAAGGGATTTTGTATATTTGTGGGAACACCAAAGGGGCATAATGCTTTCTTTGATTTTTATGAACAGGCTGCATCAAGTGATGATTGGTTGTCTGCGGTGTATAAGGCGAGTGAGACAGGGATATTAGACGAGGAAGAGTTAGAGGCTGCTCGTGCTATGATGTCTGTGGATCAGTATGCTCAGGAGTTTGAGTGTAGTTGGAATGCGAATGTGCCTGGTGCTATTTATGGCAAGGAGTTGGAAGATGCTACGATAGGGGGTCGTGTAACGAATGTACCGTATGATCCTAGTCATAAGGTAGATACCTGGTGGGATTTAGGTGTTGGGGATAGTACGGCGATTTGGTTTACGCAGAATGTGGGTCGTGCTGTTCATGTAATAGATTATTATGAAAATAGAAATGAGGGGTTGCCGCATTATTGTCAGCTTCTTAATTCTAAGCAGTATTTATATGGAACGCATAATGCACCGCATGATATAGAGGTGCGTGAGTTGGGTAGTGGTAAGAGTAGGCGAGAGGTTGCGTGGGATCTGGGTTTGAATTTTAGGGTTGTTCCTAAGCTTCCTGTTGAGGATGGGATACATGCGGCTCAGATGTTGATACCAAGGCTTTGGTTTGATCGTGATAAGTGTAAGCAAGG